TCCGCATAAGCTCGGGGATCTCTCGGGATCTACGCACAGCAATATCGAACAGCAGTCGATCGACTACTACACCAATTCCCTGCTCCCCTGGCTCAAGGTCTGGGAGCAGGAGTTGTATATGAAGCTGGTGCCGGCGTCGGAACGGAATATTCAGTTCTTTGAGCACGACGCCAAGGGCTTCCTGCGGGCCGATTCCCAGATGAGGTGGGAGGCGTTCTCGCGGCAGTTCATGGCTGGTGCAATTACGCCCAACGAGATGCGGGACAGCGAGAACCTAAACCCGGTCAAGGGTGGGGACTTATCGTTCGTGCCCCTCAACCAGATCCCGGTGCATCAGGTCGAGGCGTGGTTCGCGGCCGACATCGAAGAGAAACAAGCCAAAGCCGAACAGGCTCGACGACCGCCACCGACTCCCGTTGCGCCAACGGCAGCCAAGCCTGACAACGGTCGTGAGATCGAACTGCTGACCGAGGCGCGGGATACGGCCCGCCGCTGTGCGCAGGAGGCGGAAGACGCCAAAGACGTGATCGCCGCTGACCTTGCCACCGTGAGGGCTGAACTCGCGCATGTCCAGACGGAACGCGATGCGATCGTAGCGGCTCGTGCCGTGGAAACGGCTGACCATCAGCGCCAGATCGAAAGCCTGAGCCTCGATGTCACCGTGGCCCAGCGAGACGCCGAGACGCACGCGACCACGGCCCAGCGTGAGATCGAGCGGTTGACGGCGCAGGCCACCTCGCTCGGCACCGATCTCGCTAAGGCCACGTCTGATCTGACGTCGGCGGTCGAACGCAGTGCGATGATCGAAGCGGACTATCAGCGCGTCTGCGGCGAGAAGACAGACATCGACGATGCGCGGATCGTGGCCGTGACGAGAGCCGAGCAGGCGGAAGCGGCCATGCAGACGCGCTCCGAGGCGTGTGACAGAGACATCCAGGCGGTGCAGGAGGAACGCAACGCCGCTGTCGTTCGAGCGGTGGCGGCTGAAGAGCGCATCGTCACCTTGGAGGCGGACGGTCAACGGATGACGGTTGATCTCGCCCACGCCGACGAGGTCAATCAGGCCACCGTGGCTGAACTCCGCGGACAGATCGCCAGTCTCAGTCAGGAACTCACCGCCGTCACGGCGTCGTTGCTGGAAGCGAGAACCGCCATCGGGACATTGGAAGGGACACGCGACAGCCAGCGTGATCTATTGACGGCATCCGATGATGCCATCGCGGGACAGACGGCGGTGCGGCAGCAGCTCGAAGCGCGGCTCAGCGCCACCCAGCAGGCGATCCGCGGCACGCTGGTGGATGCGGCCAATCGATTGATCGCGAAGGAAACCGAACGCGCCCGCAAGGCGCAAGGCTCACCGGACAAACTCGGTGCGTGGGTCCACACGTTCTATCCGATCCATGAAGACTTCTGCCGTGTGGCCTTGAAGCCCGCTGTCCGAGCGATGCTGATCGCGCTCGGGTCAGATGCCTCCGTGGATCGTGTGCTCGATGGGATCGTCCTCGCACACGTCAGTGAGTCATCGAGACAGTTGCAGGGCGTGATTCAGGACGCCGACGTCGAGAGCCTCGCTCCGGCACTGGAACGAGTACTCCGGCGGTGGGAAGCAGAACGAGCAGATGCCTTAGCGGATCGCATCATGAAAGAGGCTGCGTAATGGAAACCATCGAACGACGAGCTTTCGTGGAATGCCGTGTGGACGCGATCGACGCTCGTCGACTGCGGGGCTATGCCATCGTCTTCAATGCCAGAAGCCAGAACCTCGGCGGCTTCCAGGAAGTCATCGCACCAGAAGCCATCGATCGCACGTTCAAGGAAGCCCTCGACGTCCGCGCCCTGGTGAACCACGACTCCGCGAAAGTCATCGGCCGGTTGCGGGCAGGCACGCTGCAAATGCAGAAGGATGCCACCGGCCTCCGGGTCACGATCGAGCCCGATCCGGACATCAGTTACGCACGAGACATCTTCGGTGCGGTGCGACGGGGGGATGTGTCGGGGATGTCCTTCGCCTTCCGCACGATCGAAGACGACTGGAACTACGACGATGAAGCGATGCCCCTGCGCACCGTGCTCGACATGCGGGTCAGCGAGGTCAGCATCGTGACCTTCCCGGCCTATACGCAGACGGACGTCCAGGTGGCCCAGCGGTCGCTGCAGGAGTTCGCGGCCCATCGGAAGGGGCTGTCCCTCGACTTCGCACGAAAACTCCATCAGACGAGGTTGGCATGAGCGACGGCTGGCATCCGATCAGTGACGATGGCGAACGCATGGTGACGGCGGCCGGAACAGGCTATGCGCTCTATCGCGTGGACGGGACGATTGATCCATCGGCGTCGACGCGGCGGTTTACCTGGTGCGGATCCGTGCCGGAGTTTGCGCATGCGGAGCAGTGGCTCGGCTACGGCAAAGTGAGCGGGCCGATCCTCGACGTGGCGGTGACACCGAAGCCGGTGAAGGTGAAGAGTGGGGCGGCGTAGTTTCTCGAACGGCGGCACGATTCGGAAGACCTCGCGCCAACGGGAGAAGGCGTGGATCCCGAAGCGCCACGAGGCGGCCGTGCAGATGACGGCGGAGATCCTGCAGGACATCTGGAAAGCGCAAGCCCTCTATGATGCCGGGGATTGGGACGCCTGCGAACCCGTGATCCGTCGACTCCTGAAGGCGGGACTGACGCAGCCGTTGACCTACGACGCGCTCGGCAGCGTGGCGCAGTTTCAGGGCCGGATGGACGTCGCGATCGAATGCTTCCGGAAAGCCTTGTCGGTGGATCCGGGCTATGTCGAAGCGAGGAACCGGATCATCATGATCCTCGATGCGTTACCGGACACGTCACCGGCACAGGCGGCGCGGGAACGGGCGAAGTGGTGGACGCATCACGGCGCTGATCGGTACGCACGGCGTCGACCGTCACTGGTGGATCGTGATCCGTCTCGCCCGATCCGCGTCGGCTATGTCTCTGCGGATTTCCAGTTTCATAGCGCGGCGACGGTGTTCCATCGGATCGTGACTGAGCACAGTGAAGACGTCGTCCCGTATCTGTATTCGTCGACGCCCTACTCGAAGTACGACCCGATCACGAATACGTATCGGGCGATGCCGGGATGGCGCGATGTGGTCGAGTGGCCGGATGTTCTCATGGCCGAGAAGATCCGAGACGACAAGATCGACATTCTCGTGGATCTGTCCAACTTCACGGCCAACAATCGTTTAGGTGTTTTTGCCTATCGACCGGCCCCGATCCAACTCACCGGATTCGGCTATGCGCTGGCCACGGGGTTTCCGTGCTTCGATGGGGTGCTCACGGATCGGGTTGTGACGCCTCCGGGCACCACAGAGGGCGAACCACCGGTCTATCTGCCGAGCGTGATCGACTATCAAGGCACCGAAGGACTGCCAGAGGCCAACCCGCTGCCCTGTCTCACTGAGCGGCCGACGTTCGGGGTGTTCCAACGCAGTCTCAAGATCAACGCACAGGGGATCCGATTGTGGGCGCGCATCCTGGAACGATTGCCAGAGGCGCGACTGATCATGAAAAGTCATTACAGCCCGAGTCTGCAGGCGTGGATCCGTGAGCATTTCGGCGCGCAGTCAGCGCAAGTAGAGATCCGTGGGGCCACATCATCGTATGAGCATAAGTTGATGTATGCCGAGATCGACCTGTCGTTGGACACGTTCCCACAGACGGCTGGCGTCTCGGGCTGTGACGGGTTTTACATGGGCGTCCCGATGGTGACCCTGATCGGAGATCGGGCGATTCAGCGCACGTCAGCCTCACTGCTGACGAATCTTGGCCTGGAAGACTTCATCGCGACGACCGAGGACGAATACGTAGACAAGGCCGTGGAGTGTGTGACGACGCGCCGGAACGATCTCGCGGCCCTGCGTCAGACGTTGCGGGCGACACTGGTCGCGTCACCGATTTGCAACGGCTACACGGCCGCCGTCGAAGCGGTCTATCGTGATTTATGGAAGGCCCACTGCGCGAAGCCGGTCAGTGTCTCGGATATGGCGTTTCGACTCAAGGAGGCGTTAGCGTCATGAGCCGCCCGAAGCAGTTCGATGGCCCACCGATCAGTGTGCGACTCCCAGCGATCCTGCAGGATGACTTGTGTCGTGAAGCTCTCCGGCGTGATGTGGATCTGGCACAGGTGATCCGAGAGCGGCTGAGTTTCGTATCTCAAAACTTGATCCAAGCCCAGACGGCCGCATACTAGCCTCAGCCAAACACAGAGAGCGAGTCGGCAGCTTCAGCGGTGCCTGAAGGAGCCACTCGCGTATCCGAAGCGATCTGACGGTGATCGGGCGCTTCCACACCAACGGACTGAACTCGTTTTCAGTTCGTGCGTGGAATGCCGCACGGTGCCATGTGTCGCCGGCCGTTCCTCCGCACGACCTCCGAGGAACGCACATGACCAGAGTCGAACTACTCGAAAAGAAAGGCCGCCTCGCCAACGAGGCGAAAGAGATCCTCACCGCCGCTCAGGGTGACGGCCGAGAAACCCTCCGCAAAGAGGAAGAGGACAAGTTCCACGCCATCCACGCCGACATCGAGGCCATCACCAAGCAGGTGGGCATCCTCGACAAGCAGGACGAAGTGGAGCGGTCGATCGCCGAACCCGGCAGCCGGCGCAGCGATCCCAACCCGATCGACAGCCAGCGCAGCTCGCAGTCGTCCAGTCTCACCAAGGGCAACCGTGATCACCAGGACGCGATCCGTGGCTGGTTCCTCGCAGGTGCCCCGAGCCACGGCGCGGTTCCGGAGCGGTATCGTGACGCCGCCCGTCGTGTCGGCCTAAGCCTCGACAACAAGAGCCTGAACTTCCGGCTGGGGGGGAACGCCCTGCATGCGCGGTCGGCCGACGAGATGCGCGTGTGGCAGACCCTCCACGACGAGGAACGCGCCATCAGCGGTCCCCAGAACTCGACCAGCACTGGTGGTTACTCGATTCAGGACGCCGCGATGCGGGAGGTTGAAGTCGCCCTCCTGGCCTACGGCGCGATGCGTCGTGCGGGTTGCACCGTGCTCCGTACCGACACGGGCGGGCCGCTGCCCATTCCGACCGTCAACGACTCGACCAACGTCGGCTCGCTGATCGCGGAAGGCACGACTGTCGGCACCCAGGACATCGCGTTCGGTCAGCTCGTCCTCGACGCCTGGAAGTACACCTCCAAGGCTGTCTTGGTCTCGACCGAACTGATGCAGGACAACTCGGTGAACCTGCCGCAGCTCCTCGGGCGTCTGCTCGGTGAGCGTCTCGGTCGCATCACCAACACGCACTTCACGACCGGCACCGGCACGGGTCAGCCGAACGGCGTCGTGACGGCGGCGACCTACACGCAGGCGGCGACCAACAACACCACGAACATCACGTTGACCAACCTCGTCGGTCTCTACCACTCGCTCGATCCGGCCTACCGGGACAACGCGAAGTGGATGATGAACGATAACTCGCTCAGCAAGAT